CGTCTGGCTGGTCTTCGTGACCGTAGTCGGGCCCTTGTCCTGACCCTCACCGACGTACTCGGCCTCGCCGATGTCGAACGTGAACGACTCGCCCTTCCCGAACTTCATCGGGATCGCGGACGACAGGGCTGCGACGACAGAACCGCCGCGAACCTTGCCAAGCCACGCGTCGAGACGCTGAGTGGGGAGCTCAATGAACCCCGAAGTGAGTGCTGCCATGATGTCCTCCTGGACTTAATCGGACCTGCCAAAGAGACCGCGCACAGCTACGCGCATGTCCTCATCGCCGGTCCCAGTGGTTGTCGTGCGGCCCTCCTTGGGTGCACGGTTGCCTTGCTTCTTCTGATCGGCGACCCGCTCAGCCAGGCGCTTCGCCTGCGCTTCCAGCGACGCCTCATCGGAACCGGTCAGGAACAGGTCGCGGTCATCGGCCGACAGCCCGTACTTGGCGGCGATATCCGATCGCAGCGCGCGCGCTTCCGCGTCAGCGTGCTTCTTCTCGAGATCGGCAAGCTTCTGCTCCACCGTCTTCGCGCCATCGGCTGCAGCCTTCAGGTTGTTGTAGTCCGCATACTTCGCTTCGACGCGCGCAATGCGCTCCTTCACGATGCGGTCGATGTCCGCCTGAGTGATCGCCTTCTGTTCCTGCTGCTCAACCCCGTCGGCCTGCGCTGCCGCATCCGTCGTTGTGGTCTCGCTCATCGGTTCTCCCCGTTTCTGTCCCGTCGGACATCAGAACCCCGAGACCGTCGGGTGCGGCCACCCCGAAGGATGGAAGTCAGGAATCGAGCTCGAAAGCCGAGACCGCATCACGCAGGCGCTGCTTCTCAAGCTCGGTGCGGCGGCGCTTCGAGCCCACGTATTGAAGGGCGCTAGCCTCGGGGCCGATCGCCTGCCCGCGGAACACCGGGGCTGCCGTGCACTGGCAACTGTCGTGAGCCGCGAAGTTCGCCGACGACTTCTTGTAGACCGCGCCCTTACCGGCCATGAACCTGCAGAAACTGCATGCAGCCGGCGACGTGATCCGCATCCAGCCAGCGGTCTCCGGGTCTCGGCGACGCGCCTCAAGAACGGTGTCCCGGTACGGGCGCACGACCTCGGACTTCACGATCTCCGTCAAACGACCCAGGGCTGCGGCGTCATCATCCACAGACAGCGGCTCAGATGCCCACGCCAAGCCGCGACGGATCCGCACAACCCGGTCCAGGATCACCGGCTCAGTCGCAAACCGGCCAGCCGCACGAGCATCAGCACGCGACTCGTCATAGAAATCCACCGCCAGCGCGGCAGACCCCTCCGAGTAATACCCGGTCACCGCCGAACCGATCTCAATCAGCTGCAACCGGCGGGACTCAAACGACCCCGACGTCCGCTGCAACGTCCACGAGATCGTGTCCGCTGCGTCCTCCGTCAGGACGCTGAGCGCCGCCTTCGACTCAAGCGGCGTCACCAGTCGCGCCCGCCCGAGCTGCCAGAACCGACTGCGCCAACTGTCGACCGCTGTTCGTCGTGCGCTCCCGAAGAGCCTCGTCGATCTGCAGCTCCGTCAGCCCCAGCAGCTTCAACCCGGTACGCGTCTCCGCGAGCCATGGCACCGCCGACAGTTGCTTCAGGCCGGCGTCAGCGACAGCCGCACGCGACAGGAACCGCGGATCCCGGTAGTCCGTCGTGATCGACGCCCAAGCCTCCGGAACGCCGTCCTCCCCGTTCTGAATCGCCAGTGCCCGCGTCACCGCCCGCCGAACCGAAACGGACCAATAGTCCGTCGCATCCTCAGCTTCCGCGATCAGAGACTCCCGGGCCTCTGAGTACGAGTCCGCTGACGTCGGGTTAGCAACATCGGTGAGAGCGAAATCGGAATCCGCAAGGTCGTACTCACGAGCCGTCAACTTCGCCAGCGCGTTGAGATCCGCAAGGTGCGGCTCAGGAGACTGCGCAGCAATGTGCTTTACATCCGCACGAGGGTTCGACGCTTCCTCATCGTCCGGAATGCCCAGCACCCGACCGAGCGCGATCTGCCACGACGCCTTCTGCGAGCCATCCGCGTTCTTGAACGCAGCCTCCGCAGCGCCCAACAGCAGCAGCTGAGGCATGGAGTACACGTCCATATGCCCCTCAAGGCGCACCATCTCCCGGATAGCTGCCTTCTGCAGCGACACGGCAGCCTTCGTGATCCGCGAGCGACCCAGACGCTTCGACGAACGCGGCCGGTAGATCAGCGGGTCAACCGGGACCCCCCAAGGATGCTCAGACCGGTTCACAACCCACTTGCCAGCCTCTTTGTCGACCGTAATCGTCTCGTTCTCGAGATACAGGACGAAACCCGTAATCCGATCGCCATCGCGAGCCGTAACCGACAGCAGATTCTTCATCCGCCGGGTACGTGCACCGTCCCAATCGCCAGTTGCATTCAGCGCGTCCTTCGCGTGAACGAGCGCCGTCGGCTCGCCATCCTCACCACGGGTTGTAATCAGGAACGAAACACCATGAATCAGCGAGTCAGTCTGAGCTTGCCCGAGCTCTGAGTAAAGGAAGTTGCTGTCCTCAAGTTCCCGAATCCCAAGCGAGGCTAAGTCACCCTCGGTCCACACCATCCGGTCCAGCTTGCACCGGCGACCCAGCCCGTCCACACCCTTCGTAGCCCATCCCAAGGCGAGACCGATGTTGTGGTACTGCGGCGGAATGACTGTACTGATCTGCTCCATCGCAGCCTTGCCATCGTCATACAAATCCGACCGCATCCGATTACGACGCACACGCTCGTTCAACTGCTTCGCCAGACGATTCACCAAACGGTTCTCATCATCCGTCAGCCCAGGAACGCGGAAAGTCTGCTCAACCACTAGAGAACCACCGCCGTCCGCTCGCTCGTCCTACGCCTCGTCGGCCGTTCCACGTCATCACGCTGCGCCCCCCACAGGGCCAACGTCGCCGCCACCACCGGAGTGATGTCCGACTCAGCGTCCTTCCGGTTCCACGCCCACGCACCCGCCAAGGGCCGCTTACGCGCAACCGACAACGCCACATTCATCTGCGGCTGATCCGTATGACGAACCCGCGGCGACGACTCCATCACCGCATCAAAGAACTGCCCGGAAGCGATCGCCATGTCACGCCCCTCAGCAGCCGCCAACGTAACCACCACGTCAGTACCAACCAGATAATGCCGGCCACGCCGTTCCTCAACGAGACCAGTCATCTCATCAATCACGACAGCGTGCAGACGATTCTTCTCAGCCCGGGACTTGATCCAAGGAGCAACCCAATCAACGCCGCGACGCTGATCGTCGAGCTCCACATGCCACAGACCATCCGCACGACGCCCCGACAGCGCCACAGACGCCACAGAACGGTCCGGGGCAACATCCACAGCCAACGTGACCCGCTCCACCGCCATAGACGACGGATCTTTCACGCGACCCCACGAGACCTCATCGATGACCCGCGCCGAATCCTCAGCGTCGTAGATCCCCAGCGCCTCACGCTTGAACGAATCCTCGTTCTTAAGGTTCTTCCGAAGCCGCTTAATCGACTCCAACGGAGTCCGCGAAGGGAACGACGGGTTAGCTTTCGCCCACTGGCCCTGATCGTCCGGGTCGGCATCACGGTCCGCCGAGAACTCGACGTAAACCATGTCCTCCGACAAGCCGACAACCTGAGACTCTGGCTTGGCCTCGAGCGCCTCATTCCGGCGACCCAACCACTCCTCACCAGGATCCGAAGGACGCGGCGGAGTGCCCATAAAGAACAGCAGCGCACCCGACGGCTGCCGGGACTGGTTCGTCGCAGCAACCATGTCCTCGAGAGCCTTCTCCGTCAGGATCTGCGCCTCGTCGAACACCTCAACGTCGACCTCATCGAAACCGCGACCAAAGCCGCCCTCTCGAGCACCGAACATGATCACCGAACCATTGCGGAAACGGATCTCCTGCTCACCGTTCGCCGTACGGATGCCATCGTTACGGCCGGCCGCGAGATGCCCACGAATCTTCTTCTTCCGGACCATGCCCTGCATCGTCTGGAACGTCTTCGTAGCCGTCTTCGTCCGGTGCGCCGTCCACAACACCGTCACCCGCGGATTCAGAATGCACAACGCGATCACGATCATGCCGACCAGGAACGTCTTACCCACCTGACGCGGGATCGACAGAACAACCCCGCCGATAGTCGCCGCGTACTTCCCATCCGAAGACTTGCCCAACGCAATCCGGCCAATACCGTGCTGCCACTCATCGAACGACACGCCCATCGCGGCGCACTGAGCAACAACACGCGGCCAAGCCGTCGACACAATCCCCGCCGGGTAAACAACATGACGAGCAACGTCAGATAGCTTCGGCGTCGAACTCCCCATCGTCGACATTCGCGCCGCCCTCCGCGTCCTCCTCGCCCCCGCGCTGCAACGCCTCGATCTCCTTCGAGAGAAGCGACAGCTGCCGGTGCAAAGCCGCCTTCGCGGGCCCCTTCTCCTCGGGCAGATCGTTAGCAATCTCCCGACGCTGGGCCAGAAGAATCTGCAGGTAGTCCCCCGCCTCGATCGCTTCCGTCAACGTCAGAATCTTCACCGGCTCGGGCATCTCATCAGGAGCCACAGCACGCAGCCCAGGCTTACGACCAACCACCACGCCACCCCCTCAAAGCAAAGAAAAAACGGTAGAGAGAGACAACGGCTAGCCCCGGAGACCTGGTCGGCGACCCCTCAGGGGGGACCTCCCCCACCCGCTCGATCGCTCGTTCGATGTCTATTCGAGTGACCCTGACCGTTTGATGATCGGGGCGACGAGGCGTGCGCGTTTGGTGGAGTTGCAGCCTGCGTGTGCGGGTTGCGTGTTGTCGAAGGTGTGGGGTCCGCCCTTGGCGATGGGGATGATGTGGTCGACGACGAAGCTCATCGGGTCGGGCCATGCGATCGTGTAGTCGATGGGTTGGCCGCAGATCGCGCATGCTGCTCGTGTCGCTCGCCATCGTGCACGGTGCTTCTCTTGTTGTGCACTGTCGCGTCGCACCATTGGGTTACAGCTTGAGGGCGATGACGGTGATGTTGAGTGTGATGCCGACGCCGATGACTGCGCTTCTGCGTACGCGTACGGTGACGCCTTCCCGGGTTTTGGTGGGGAAGCTGACGATGCTGAAGAGGGCAACGTTGGGTGCGTCGAGGATGGGTACGGGGACGTAGTTGGTGTCTGGTGCGGGGGTGTCGAAGGTGATGGGGATGTCGGTTGTTGCGCCGGCTGCCATGATGAGGCTGGCTTTGGTTCCGCGTCCTGATGTGACTGCGGGCATGTAGTTCTCGAGGGCTGCTGCACGGGCTGCGAGGGCGGTGTCTGCGGCTTGGCGTGCTGCTGTTTCGGCGGCTACTGCGGCTGCTTGTTTGGCCTGGTTCGCGGTGTCTGCGTCTGCTCGTGCCCTGGCTTCTGCTGCGTCTGCGTTGGCGCGTGCGATGGCTTCAGTGTCGATGTCGGTTTCTGCTGCGGTGATGCGTGCGGCGAGTTCGGTGTCGGCTGCGACGAGTGATGCGGTTGCTGTTTCGAGTTCGTGGTCGAGGCGTACGAGCTCGTTGCTCATGCCGTCGACTTCGTTGCTGATGGCGGTGAGCGTGTTGCGTGTGGCCTGGTCAGCGGACGTGTTGGCGGCGAGAGCTGATGCGATTTCACCGATGTGGGTGTTGACGGTGGCGACGGTGCCGGTCAGTTGGGTGACGAGTGCGGCGAGGTCGGTGAACCGTGGGTCGCGGTTGAGGACCATCTGTCGTGCGTTGTTCGCAAGGTTGATGGCTCGTGTGGCGGAGGACGCGTCGGGGACGTAGCCGCGGGTCACTGGCGGGCCACCGATACTGTTGCGTCGTCCTCGCAGACGATGGAGATCGTGGCGGCGTCGGTGTACCCGAGGTCGATGTCCGTCCAGGATCCGATGGGCACGATGAGTGCTTTCGGGTCCGCGACAGTGATGGTGTCGCCGAGGCGTGCGAAGACGGGGCTGTCACCGGTCTGCGCGAAGACACGCACGGAGTAAGCGAGTGACGCGTACCTGGTGTCGATTCGGACGGTGACGGGTTGTCCTGCGGTGAGTTCGAGGTTGTATGCCCCGACCTCGTCGGCGGTGATCGTGTGGTCAGCCAATGGGCACCTCCGGGGGAAGGGACAGTTATCCGCGGTGGGATCGGAAGAGTCGGCCGTTCGCTCGGTCTTCACTTTCGAGTGCGTCTTGGTCGGCGCAGTCGAGGGCGGCGAGGTAGGACGGGTACGTGCAGGTGCATGACTCGCACGCGTAGTTCGGGTGGAGCGTGGCGGCGAGTTTGTCGTTCGCGCCCATTAGTAGTCGCCTCGGGATAGTGCCCAGACGGATGCGCGTCGCCATGTGCGTTGGATGACGACGACGATGGCGGCACCTGCTGCGATGGCGGCGAGGTGGCTCATTCGAATGCCGCCTCGTTCACGTGCAGCGGCCTGTGCACTTCGGAGGCGAAGGCGAAGATGTTCCGGGCGACCCACCAGTCGGGGGTCTCGCGCGCTTCATTCATCGCTGCGAGGCTTAGCGAACGGTACTCGTCTGTCTGCTGCCAGTCCGCGTACGTGCTCATGTGTCGTCTCCGGTTCGGGTGATGCCGAGGAAGGTGCGGTTAATGTCTCGCGCTTCTTTGCGGTTGAGGTAGGCGGCGTGGCCTGCGAGTGTGCGATACATCTCGGCTTGGTCGATGTCGTTGCGGTCGGTGGCTTCTTCGGCTTTGCGGAGTAGCCGTTCGACACGGTCATCGAGCATCAGTCGTCGTCTCCTGCTTCCTTGGCGACCAGGATGTGATCGCCTTCGGGGAAGGGCTCAACCCAGT